GTGCGAAGCGCACGACTACGGACGGTGGCGCAGCGTGGACGGTGCAGTTCACCGCCATCGTCGGCAGCCCGTACGAGTTCGGCTCCGAGGTACCGGTGATCGAGGGCTTTCTCGACCCGGAGGTCGCCGTGCCCTGGGCGGGTGGCGTCCCGCCAGAGGGCGCGGCCATCGACCTCAACGGGTACATCCACCCGGAGGCGCAGTGCGCCACCCAGGAGTACGGCCCGGTCTACGACCCGGAGTTCCCCGCCGTCATCCCTCCGCCGTCCGCCCCTTCCGTACCGCTGGGGAACTACACCCCGCCGAAGAACTGGCGTCGTCGGCAGTTCACCATCCCCAAGGGGTTCATCCCCCTGTGGAACGAGGTCGTGCCGAAGGTCGAAGTGCACGCTCGAACCGCCGACCTGCGCAACCTGCGTCTGCGCTTCTACGCCGACCCGTTCCAGATCGGTGACATTTCCGACGACCCGTGCGCGTACTGCGGTGACATTGTGGTCTCGTACGTCCCACAGGACCACACGCTCGTGTTCGACGCCTCTGAGCAGGCGGTCCACATCATCGCCCCTGGTGGTGCGATCCGTCGCGCTGACAGCCTCGTGTTCAAGACAGACGGCACGCCGTTCGAGTGGCCCGTGCTGTCGTGTGGCTTCGGCTACGTTGTGACTCTCGACCTTCCGCAGACTCAGGAGCCTCCGGTCATCGACCTGTCGCTGTACCCACGGGCGGCCTAATGGGCTCTCGCACCTTCAACTACGCAGGAGCGTGGCAGCAGTTTGCTGTACCGAACAAGGTCGAGTACGTAACTGTCACGCTGAACGGCGCTGGCTCCAACAGTCGCCGTGGCGGCCGCGTCTCCGGGCGGATCAAGGTCAACGACCGGCAGACGCTGTGGATCATGGTCGGCGGTGCCGGAAAGAAGCCCAGCGGTGACACTGGCGGCGGGGTCGCGTACGGCGGCGGCGGCGCTGGCGGCAAGGGTCGCGGTCGCTCCGGTGGCTGGGGCGGTGGTGGCGCGACCTCCATCCGGGTCAACTCTGCCACGGGCACCATCCGCGCTGTCGCTGGTGGCGCTGGTGGTACCTCCGGCGACGGTGGTGTAGGTGGTCGTGGCGGCGCGCAGATCGGTGAGTACGGTGCGCCGGGCTCTGCTGGCCCTGGCTCTGTCGGGAACGCGACAGGCGGCACCCAGGTCCAGGGCGGCAACAAGGGCACGTCCAGCGCAGGTGAGGCGTACGACGGCGCAGGTGCAACCGACGTGGCCCTGGCTCGCGGCGGCGCTGGTGGCGGCCCTGGCTACAGCAACACCTACGGTGGCGGCGGCGGTGGTGGTGGCTACCGAGCCGGTGGTGGTGGTCAGGCTGGCTTGCTGGCTGTCGCCCCTGGTGGCGGTGGCGGTGGTGGCTCGAACTACACCGGTGGACTGATCGGCCCTGCGTCCAGTCAGGGTGGCGGTGCGACTGGCAACGGTTCGGTCACCATCTCGTGGACCAACCCTCCTCCGGCGAACCAGCCTCCATCCGCACCGACGAGCGCCTACATCGCGGGCAAGCCCGCTACGGACGAACATGTCACCCGCTCCACCGGCAGCGTCAACATCAGTGCAGTGGTCGACGACCCTGCGGCTGGGCAAACCATTCGTCTCATAGCCAGGTACTCCACTCGCAAGGACTTCGGCTCCGGCGTGCGCTCAGTCACCAGCGACGCGGTGAAGCAGACAGCGAAGGGCAAGGGCCGTCGCGCGTCGGTGACGCTGAAGGGTCTGAGTCAGAACACCCGCTACTACGTCCGGCTGTACGCGAAGGACTCTCGGGGCCTGTGGTCCACCAACTACCGCTCGATCAACTTCTGGACCAACCGGTTCCCGACCTCGCCAGAGTTGGTCTACCCAGCCGACAACACGATGATGAGCGAGTTGTCGTCGGTGGTGTTCCAGTGGACCCACATCGACCCCGACCCGAACTCGTCGCAGCGCGCCTACCAGATCAGATGGCGGCAGGCTCAGACGCCGACCCGTCCCGCTGGAGAGTGGACCACCAAGGGCTTCACGACGTGGTTCAACCAGTACGTCGCGGACCCTGGCACGTTCGCTCCGAACATGTTCCACGAGTGGCAGGTCCGCACGCAGGACCCGCAATCTGCGTGGGGTCCATGGTCGGAGACTCGCTCGTTCTTCATCACCGGCCAGTCGTCTGCTCCTGCGCTACTCGGCCCCATCCGGGACGAGGCCGTGAACGTCTCACTTCCGATACGCATGTCATGGAGGTTCCGCGACCCCGACCAGGGTGACGCACAGGCGAAGGCTGACATTCGGTACCGGCCTGTAGGTGGCACCGAATGGTTCACGGTCATCGGTTCTGAGTCAGAACCGGGCGGGAGTGAGTTCTGGGACTTCCCAGAGAACACCTTCGCTCCGGCCACGAGATACGAGTGGCAGGCCAGGACGCAGGACACGCTGACCTCGGCCATTTCCGAGTGGAGCGAGTCGGCGTTCTTCTGGACCGTGCGTGCTCCTGGCATCGCTGTGCAGGAAGTCGGGCTGCCACAGTTCAGCGTGCCTCAGCAGGCGCTCGGCTGCGGAGAGAACCGAGTGTTCGTGTACGACCGGGGCGGGCGGATCATCCGGGGAGAAATCACTCCGATAGTCAGCCTCACCTGGAACCGGAAGCGTGACGACATATCGAACTGCATTGTCGACACCAACGGGTTCGGGCAGGACTGCGGCGACCTGCTGCGGACGATCCACTGCTGGACCCACGAACTCGTCGTGTTCCGTGACGGCATCCGTGTGTGGGAAGGACCCATCACCAGGATCACCGACACCCCGGATGGCGTGGAACTCGAAGCGAAGGACGTGATGGGCTACGTCTACCGTCGCATCATGCGCCAGGGGTACAACGACACCTACCGCAAGGTGAATGGCGTCGAACTCGGGGACACGACGGTGGTCGAGCGTGCGACTCGGATCATCATGAACGCTCTGGCTCCAGATGACCCGAACATCTTGCCGTACCTCACGTCGTACAACTTCCCCGACGACGCGCCTCAGTCTCGGATCGTCCCGGACTTCTCGCGGACCGCCTGGGAGGAGGTCGACGACCTGGCCGCCACCGCTGGCCTGGACTACGTGACGGTGGGCCGGAGGATCATCCTCAACGACACGCACCGTCCGCTGGGGCGGCTGCCGGAGATGCGAGACGACAACTTCTCCAGCCCGCCTGTAGTCAGCGAGTACGGGATGCTTCTGGCGACAGCGTTCGGAGTGACGAACAACAACGGCGTGTACGGCCTGGCAACCCGACCCATCACCGGCTACGGGCTGATCGAACAACTGGCGTCCGCGTACGGCGAGTCCGAGGGGGGAGCGGAAACGGTCCTCACTCCGGCTGCTCGTGCCGAACTGGAGAAGACCCTGACCTCGCAGGCAGAGCGCAACATCGCCGGTCGGTACCCGACACCCCTGGTGGTGCGCGTGCCGGACAACTCGACGCTGCACCCGGAGACTCCCCTAGGGATGCAGCAGTTGGTCCCCGGCGTCTGGATTCCCTTGCGGGCGCGTGGCACGGTGCGCGAAGTCTCGCAGTGGCAGAAACTAGACCTTGTGACGGTGACTCAGACGAACAGCGGCGAGCAGGTGATGGTCACCATGTCGCCTGCGCCAAATGCTGGTGAGGACCCGGACGCTGACGCTGCTTCGGTGGAGGAGTGAGTGGCTACCCCCAAGGACTGGCCTGTCGCCCACACGCTGGACGACTGGATGCGCCAGCAGGAGAAGCGGACGATGCGCGAGGAGCGGCGTCCGAGGGTTACCCGACCCTCGGACCTGCTCGGCCCTGGCATCGCCCCGACTGCGGTGGAAATCAACGACTGGTCAGGACCCGAGACTGCGTTCAACGGGTTCTACTACTCGAAGCCTGGCGCTCTGCACTCACCCGACTCCGCCAAGTGGTGGATCGGGGAGAGCGTCACCCAGGAGGGGACCTACGGCTTCCAGCGCGTGACGGACTACCGTTCCGACACGGGGGCGCTGACAATGCTGCGGACGTTCAAGTTGGTCGGGGACACTCGACTGTTCAGTCCGTGGGCGGTCGTCTCGGGTGGTAGTGGTGGAGCGAGTGCGGCCGACCTGGCAGCCCACATCAACTCGACCACCAACGTGCACGGCATTACCAACACGGCACAACTAGTGAAGGACGACTTCACCGACATGACGGTGACCTTCGAGAACGGACTGGTCTGATGAGCCTGGCAACCAACCTCCAGAGTGCGTTCACTCGCGTCGGCACGGAGTTCAAGACGATCCGGACCTTGATCACTGGGTCGGGCACCGGTGACCTGTCAGGGCTGACGACGGCGAACAAGACGAGCCTCGTCGCGGC